GAAGAGTAAACGGTGTGCGAGCATTATATAGCTTTAAGAAGAAAGACACACTGCCGGAGGATCCGAGAGTCCCTGCGGTGCGATCCGAGGACATCTGAGTAATTGGGAAGTCCATCAAGATGCGGGAGAGTTCTTGAGATTGACCATTAGAACCCGACTCCTGCCCGTAAATAGAAAAGACTTCGAGTGCGTCGGCATAACCCATATTGGACCCAGTTCCTCGCGTGACTAAATCATCTTCATAGGCATTAACGATGGTTGTATCCGCACTCGCAGTATAACGTAGAAGAGCCATTACCTGATTGCTCCCTCGATGTCAATATTAGGAAACTTAAGCTCAAAGATCACGTTCTTCTGTGCCAAGATATAGCGGCCGTCTACAGTAAGATTCTTTGTAAAATCATAACTAACATTAGAATATGTTGCTCCGGCGCGGGGAGTAATACTTACCTCGTAAACGTCTACGACGCCATCTACCCGCTGTAGGACTTTATAGAACTCAGTTATCAAGATAGATTCTCCAATGTCATATTGATTTCGCAGCAAATACTCCCGGATAGCTGCATTCGCCTTATTTAAAACTGTGTACCGATTAGCGTTTAAATCTAAAGCTAGTGTATATTTAATTCCAAAATTCACAATGGCGGCATCGAGAATATCAACAGTATCATTGACCATTTTATATTGTAAAAGCCAATTTCTTAAGTTGTTCTTTATAGTAACATTGGCAGCTACCAACTTGTCGCTAGCGTTTTGAGATATCACATAAATGTTAAGATTCCTCTTAAGCTCATCAAAATCCCGAAGGACGGCGGCGCGCTTAATGGCGCCATACTTGTCTGGCATGCCATAGCAAATAGCCTGATAATCCTGAGCTGTAACGGCTCGATTTTGAGTAGCGAAGTACCCATATACTCTTTGTTTGACCTCGTCCGCAGTAGGAAGGCTGATATCGCCGACAAAGGGCTCGTCGTTAGAGACCTCCAGGGATCCCATAACTGTGTTTCTCTGCGATTGGACCAGGGCGCCCTGACTATTAAACCTGAAAAGGGGACGATTTACAGTTATAATTGTATTTGATGCAGCGTTTACATCCTGCGTGGTGTTCGTACGGTAGGCGATTCGCAATGTTGTATTGGAAGGAGCAATTCCAAATTTATCAGTACTAATAAGCTTGGTGGGATCAAAATCTAGATCATTGGTATAAGTACGCCCGGGCAATTGAAGTACCAAATTAGATGGGTCGACTACGGATTCTGATAAGAGTTCTGACGTCGAGCCGTAACCAAATTGTAAATAAGCCTTTCCGGCCTCGCGCTCTAGTGTAAAGCGCCTGGCGACAGGGACTGCTTTAAGTAAGTTTTTGACCGTATTATTAGTATTTGAATTGGTGTTGGGGATAGCTTTATAAATCGTATTCTGAGATAAGTTCTCTACCTCATAATACACGTGACCTTCCGAATCCGTGAGGCTGATGATTTCTGCCACATTGGAGCTTTCTAAATTAACTCTTAAAAAACGCTGGAAGTTACCTACACTCACCTCTTGATAACTCACGCGGCCTGATACTGCACGTGCCTGCGAGCGAATGATGTAACTTGTAGGAGACCCGGTGGCGCTATCAATGCGGCCGGACACTACCTGATTGCTGCTTCTCGAAAAATCAACATCCTCGACGGTCGTATAGTTGCCTCCGCCCGTGGAAGAGAAGGTTGAGCCGGCTTTAAGTCTTGGCGCGTAGCTCAGTGAAGGGCCTAGGCCTGTTTGATCTGCTGGGACTTCAATATAGAAAGTAAGCACTCCGTGTGATGACGGTGCGGTGTTTAACTTATATCCGGCTTGCCGAGCGAGGCGGACGACATTGTTATATTCGATAGCACTGTCTAAAAAGGACTCGTTGCTCTGGTAATCAACGTAAAAGGATAAGATATCACCAATATACGCTACCGTATCGAGCATTAAAGACCCGAAAGAGGCTTCGTTAAAGTCCCGATAGGTGTTGGGATAGTAGCGTTTGGCATAATTTTCGAGGTCGCGGCGGATGGACTCAAAATCGCGGCTAGTATAATCAATTGGTTGTAGTTTTTTGTTACTCATGTAAGTGCCTCAGTGTCCTAATTAGGCTCCACATTAATCTGAAGGTTGCTTAAAAGCTGTAAAGGTATAATTGTAAATGTGATTCCTACCGAAAGATTGTGAGGGAAAAGGTCAGGATTGTTCTCCGGGATGGCATATTTGATGTCGTTAATCTCTATAAAAGGAAGATATATCTTTACCTGCTCGAGTATTTTCTCGGTAATACGATCATAGGTGCTCTCCGCATTCATTTCGAACAAATACGTTTTCAAACCCACTCCAAAATTAGGATCCATCATCTTCTCGCCGGGAGAGGTCAGGATCAGCATTTTCAAGTTCTGTTGGGCAAGATCAAAGAAGTTAGTATTAAGATTGTAAGCGCCAAATACTTCGCTCATTGTGAGTGGTAGCGCTACCGATAATCCCGAACTCATTAACTTCTCCTCCTAGGTGCTCAAGAAATTTCTTCTGGGTCACACTGATCGACGGTCGTTTCTCCCGCTACCGAGGGGTCTTCCGGGTGGGGCGGAGGACACGCTGGGTCTGGGGTTTCTTCGATGACGTCTACTGTTTCTTCATCAGTGTTAATTAGTCCTAATAATAAATAAATCAACCCTAAAGGTGTGGGCGGCATCATTAAGAGACCGGACACTTTCCCAGTAAAATCGATGCCGTCGCGCTTAATAGCCGGAAAGAAGTTTGGGGGGATACTTGGAGTCGATGAGTTGCCCTCTGGATCCAGGATCGCTGGCATTTCTACTGCCGCCTGCATCGACAACTCCAGGATACATAAAATAAATTTAAGGAGGTCATCTCCGTTAATCCCACGGAAGTTTTGATAAGCATCCGAGTCTTCACCTTCGGTTTCTTTAATCGTATTTTTGCGGGTCTCGTTGATAGTCTCGGCCGAGGGATTCATGGCCTCTGCTAACTCGCTAAAGCCATATCCAGTGATTTTTTTGATGAGTTTTGTAATCCCAACATGTGGATCAAGCAACTCGCATATCCCCTTCAAGATATTGATGGGCGCCATAATAAGCATCTTAAGAATAAAGTCTCGGGCGGCGCCCTGTGGATCAGTATTGGCGGCGGCCTGTGCGGCAAGCGTCGGCGGAACGCGCCGCAAGTTAGGCTCCTTTTTATAGTTATCATTATTCCGAATCGTTGAGAGCAATATTTCTAGAGCCAGGGCATTGGAACTGTAAAACGACTCGTTGATGGTTTGGAAATATTTACCAGTCAAAAAGAAGTTCTGAATGATTGGAACGAAAGCAATAAGGTCTTTATTGAAGGTAGTAGAAAAATACTGTTGGTAGGCGGGGTCGCGCGCGAGGGTTTCCATCTCGGGGGAAGTCAGCGGTTCTAGAACAAAGCCCTCCTGATCAGTACCGATCATTGCGGCCTCGGCTTCTAGAGCGGCCAGTTCGGCGGCTTCAGCGGCTTCTTCCTGGCGGCGTATCTCGGCCTGGAGCATCCCCAGGCCGCGCATGACATTGCGTATGAGTCCTCGCGCTCCAGGTCGAGTGATTGGCAGGGTGGTGCCTACTTGGTACGATATGTTAGTTCCAAAAAGCTGATTATGAAGGGTCACGAATCGCGCGACGACGGCATAAGGTACCCACCAATAGGCTCGAACTCGATTGATATTAATTGAGGAGTCTCTAAAAACAAAGAGATCTGGGGTAGAATCACCCTCGTGTTTTTTATTCCATTGACCCGCATTTCGGCCGGCGTTCAAAAAACGGTTCTTCTGATTAACACTTGTCTGGCCCATACGTAAGTCGCCGGTGAAATCAGCTATGGTAATTTTCTCCCGCCAATCACTGGTGGTCGTCCAAAGGCTCGGGTCAATCCTATGTGCCTTCCGTAACAGGCGCCTCATGGCCCTAAGGTAAAACCACCAATCCTCACGCATTTGTGAGTTTTTGTTCCCGAGATCGCCGATGCCTGCGTAGGAGTTGGTGGAGCGCTGTTCGAGCTCGCCACTTATACCTACCGTACTTGTTCCCGAGTGTTCTAGACCAGGGATTCCCAAGTTGAGTACATCGGAGTAGGAATCAGCCACAGGGTCAGTATTGGTGAGTATGCCCGTTGCGTCACGGAGGGGGCGCTCGAGCAGGCTCTCATCCAACAAATAGTCTTGGGCCCCAACCAAGAGGGCATCAGTATAAGCTGCAGCATCGGCGAAACCTTCCGCAGTATGTAGTGGTAATAAACTCATGATCTAATTTCCAAATCCGGGGTTGCCGGAGCCAAAGCCGGTGCCGCCGCCGTCGACGTCGGGCTCTTCTTCTCCCTGGGCGTCTGTGGCGGAGTCGCCCGAGATGCCTGAGTGTGTCGTGCCCGGGCAGCCGCGGCCCTGTTGGACCGTGCCGCCCCAGGCCAGGGTCTGATTAATCTGATACTGACTCAGGCACGGTTCTCCATCGTCTCCGGTAAGACCATGGCCGAGTTCAGCGCTTTCCACCTCAATAAGTCCGGCGCGGATAGCCTCCATCATGGTAGCCGAAGCATTCGGTTGCCCGAAGGCTGGGATAGTTCCCGGGAAAGTAAAAATATTAACAAGATTAGGGTCCTCTCCTCCATAATAGTACCACAATCGCAGGCGCGCGCGTGTTATGCCGCTGCTTAGAGTGGTATATTTGCGAGTTAAGAAAATACGTGGTGTGTCGGGGGTGTCCCCATAATACGCCTGTACTTTGGCTGTTAAAGACACCCTTCTTTCGTCAGCAACCGTAAAGGTTTGTAGACTTGCCAACATTGCAAGATCCAAAGGTACGGGATTATTGTCCTCGACCGACGAGCGAATTGCGTTGGCTACCGGTACTGCTCCCAACAGGAGTCGTTCGGAGATCAAATAATCTAAAATTTCATCGAACCCCACAAAGGCGCCATTATCAGCCACGGAAAAAGTTGTCCCGGTGGGGAAAACTACGTCTCCGTTGGCATTGCGTATTCCTCCCTGTGCGACGACGGCTTCGCGGCGGATCTTCAGATTGAAATAATCCACAAGGTCTCGGCGAACTGTAGACTCATCTTGGTTCTCACTATTAATCAGAAAGGTAAGGAGGGCCGTCGTGATTTGTTTTCTTATAAACTTAAAGATAAAACTATCCTTGTTCTCTACGAGGCTGTCAATTTCAAAGGCCGACAAGACAAAAATATTTTTAATGAATATCGCGGCGATTTGCATCTGAGTGATCAACAGATACATGCCATATTTGACGACGTTACGAATAATGGCTCGATCTTCGAGCTCGGGTTTGTCGTTACACATCGCCTGAACGTATTCGCTCTTCATCTGTTCCATGATGCCTTCTATGTCCAGAAGATCTCTTACTTCGGCGGGGGGACAGTGTTCATTTAAATGGAACAATTTCAAGGATTGTAGAGTCACGGCGTCGAATACTCCGTTAGCAATCAAATAATTAAACATATTATCTACTAACAGAGCGTATACGGTGGGAAAGTGTTGAGATTCTATCAGGGCTTTTTGTTCAGCTGTTAACAAGTCTGTTGGCCCGACGACATCTTCGCCCACTCCAAAATTGCCCCCACCTACAGTCGGAATGCCGGAACTATCATCAGGGGTTTCCGTAAGTACCACATTTGTATTCATTGTCCCCGCAAAGGCATCTACAAAGGGCTGAATATAAGTATTTTGAATGTTGTTCTCTTCAGTTTCAAAATCTTGTGCGATGGTACTTCGTGAAATATCCTCTAAGATTTGCTGCCTAGGGATATAGTCTCCCGCAGATTCGAAGTCAACGTAAATATTAGGATTCTCAGGGGCTTCTCGGGGGTAGACGATTTTAAGATAGCTTCGCGCCACAGAGAGATCGTCGACATCTTTGGCCATTATTGAGTCATAAAGGAAGACGGCGGGGCGGCTGGGGGTGACCATTCCAGTATAGATACCTTCGTCGAAGTCATCAGGTGCCAGGAGCGTACAGCTCTGGGAAGTTTCGTAACGAATAATTAACGCATCCAAATAACCATTGTTGAGCAAGTTGTCGAGGTTACTTTGCATATAAGATTGAACAGAGTTGAGCATGCCGGGTGTTACTTCATTAAGTGGCACCAGTTTGAGTGCACTTGCCGAGTAACGAATCTGGTTATAAATTAGGGGATAAGCACTTTGAAAGGCCGGTAGAGTTGATCCTGCCACGACAGTGTCGGGAATGTCGTGAACCAAATCATATACCACCTTAGCCACTATATGTTTTTGGTTGGTGCAGGTTGGGCCCGCCCATTCTTCGCCACCACCATGTTCGGGATCTGCAGGGCCATGTGTAGTGCCGTCGCAGCCATGGCCCATTGGAACATTTCCCCCCATATTCAATGTTTGATTAATCTGAGATTGATTCCGACAGTCGAGCTGTTCTCCAACGCCAGTCGCGATGTAGTCAGGCGAGATCAAGTCTCCATAAGACGCCAAAGTAGATTCTTCCAGTGTGCCGAACAAAAACGGAGTACTGATGGGGAACCCAAAGTTAATCTCTATTGGCTTATATGACCCATCGGTAATAGGAAGTTTTGCCTCATCTGGGTTTGGAGGCAGCGGGGTGCCGGTGCTGCTCGTAACATATAAGCGAGCATCGTCGACGGCGCGGGAATTAAAGTATTTGGGCACCGTTACATTCGAATTCGCAGAAGATAACTCGTCGATTTCGATATAGTTAATAAACTCTTTAAGGAACTCGGTATTAAAACGGTATGATGGAAAGATTGGAAGTGGTTCGATTGAGCCAGGGGGCCCTCCGATTCCCATCAATGTGTTCTTAATCTCTTCAATAGCAGACACAAATGCAGGATCGCTCATTGTATCCGCGACGATTGCTGTAACGTCCTGGCCGATGCTAGCAGCAGCCGCGGCATCAAAACCGAGTATTTGAGATACATCCACATCGCAACTAGACAAATCAAAGCCTGCTATAGCATCAAGAGCCTTGATGATCTGTGCCATAATGTTTGGGTCCATCGATGGTGGCCAGCCATTGGCTTCATAGTTAAGCCCAGCGTCTATAAAGGCCTGCATAAGAGACCCATTAGCCTCAGAAGTGAACTTTTGTTCCAGCATTATAGTTTTAACAGATTCTGCTGATTCAACAAACTGTAATTCTACAAGTTGGGTAAGGGTATTAAAAAGTTCAGGCACTGATATGGTGATGGTGGGATCATTAATAAAATTTGCTTTATCGGGGCAATCAAAGTTAAGCTCCGGGAATTCAAGATTGATGCCGTTCTCCATCATGTCAACAACGTCTTGTACATCCACGGTGGGCAAATTCCCGGGTGTTAAACAGAAATTGATGTTTTCTTCATTGGCAAAATAAACCTCATTAATTACTTCGTTACAAAGGTCGGTTACATCCACCATCAATGATATTTCGGCAAAAAATGCTAGTACCGTAGAATAGGTTGTTAGGTAGCCCGAAACATAAGGGAGAGGGTAGTCGCGATTAAACTCAATTATTCTATCCAAGATCTCTGGGCCCACCGTGGCGCGCCTTGTGAAAAGAGAACATATATCCATCGAGCTAAGAATTTGAGACACAGAAGAAAGATAGAGCATTAATTCAGCTGGGCTCAGCCCGAGGTTGGCGCTCACTCGGTCTAGCGCGGACCCTGAGCCAGCGAGGGCCGGAGTCTGAAGGCTCGGGTCAATTAAATCAGCAATATCGTTAGCCCCAAAGTCCTCAGATCGTGGATTATTGAGGGGACAATTATATTTAAGTAAGTCCCCCAATTTTTTGATCATTTCTAGCACTGTCTGCTGCAGCGTATCAATAACCACGTCAAGAATTTGTTTCCAAATGTCGCCAGTGTGAGTCCAAATTTTGGGCTGATCATCAGGATTTATATATGGTTTACGAATATCTCCGCCGGCGCGGGGCTGATCGGGAGGCTGATATAATCCTGCCTGGGCCTTAGTTAGTGATCTTTTCACTGCGCCGGCAATTCGCCCCACCTCAAAATTAAGACCTAGCGTCAAGCACATAAATGCTTCTTTGGCCAAATCCTTGATTCCAAACATCTTCAAGAAGTTATTAACTTGAGCATTTTTTTCCATAAATCCAAGTGGGCCCGTTTCTAAAACGTTTTCTACGACCTTCGTGACATCAACGGCTTTCTGAAGGTTTTTGCTCTTTTCCTTGTTCATCACCTTCGTGAAGACCGCAGGATTGTCGGCCACCTTTGCTTTCAGGGCTTTAAGCTGAGCAGAAGTAAAAGCGGTTTTGAAGCCTTTCTCAAGCTCCTTGGTGTTTTCAATATCGATATCGGTGAGTTCTTTGGCTGCGTTGATAAAAGGATTCCCTGGTGGATCCGGAGGCGTGAGGGGAGGCAGCGGGTTAAAGATGCTGCTGGCAGAACCACTGGGGTTGAGTTCGTGTGGTGTCAGGGCATTCTGAACCTCTGGGTTTCGCATAAAATCCATGAAGCCAGAGCCGCCGGCGCCGCCGGCACCGACGTCTAGTCCGGGGACGCTAGAGCCTCCGGCGCCACCAGCTGTGATCGATGCTAAAATAGAATCGTAATTTTTAAGAGTAATTAAAGTGAGGGGGTCCTTGAGACTGTTATTATATCTAATATTAGAAAAATAGCCAATCTTCATGGGCTGCGGAGTAATAGATTCTTCCACTTTGAGGTATTCAATTCTTCCAACCGCAACCTGTGAGCCGCCGGGCAACGCGGAGTTTTCTTGTTGGCCAAAGTACATGGTCATGCTGTCTGCGGCGCCGAATTTATAGGACGGAGAATTGGCTTTAAGCTGGCTGGCCACCAAGGTAATCGCCAAACTCAAGGCGGACTGGGTGGTGTTTGCCAGCATTCCCATGTTGGGATTAAACTGAAGTTGTCCTTCAAGGCCGGCCATTTGAGTATTAAAAGCGTTCAACCCATCATTGAGGCTGCTATTTGTCTGTCCGATTGTTCCAATAGCAAATGTGGCCTCAGAAAGTATATTGGTTATCTCCTGCTGCTCGTTAAAGAATGTCAGATTGTCTTCAAAAGAAGGCAAGCAGTGAGCACTCTTAATAGATTCCCGTTTTTTCTCGATATCATAATCTAATATGGTTACTATTATGATGCGGCCCGGGGTGGCTGAATCATCGATGCGCCCAATAGTAATGTTTTCTTTAATACTGTCCTTTAAATCTTGTGCGACGTCGAGGTTGGCGCCAACAAACGTTGAGAACAATTGTTGGTCGTACAAGAATGTATAAAATTCAGGAAAATAGTGAGCTATAAAGCGTTTGGCAGACCGGTTTTTGATGAACTCCTTATCTGATGGAGATAAATCATTAGGATGATCCGCATTACGAGAGTTCGCACCGAGCTTTGTTCTTTTAATCTTTAGTTTGACAATTTGTTCGCCGCGCTTGCGGTCATAAAAAGGTATATTAACCTTCTCGCCGAGATATTTATTTGTGTGGGATTCATTAATAGGCATTGTTATTAATTGGTATGGTTATATTTGCTCGTAATATCGAGTACAACTTCATTAGCGCCGGTGCCCTTTACCGAAACGGCTCCTCCCGGGGCCTCGATATAGTTCTGTTGAGTCGCCAAAAGATCTTTCATGTGAAGTTTAAGCTGACTCTCTACGTTTGTAATTTTATTAATCAATGATTCTGCTCCCCGGGGAACAAGCTGATCCAGACTCGGTGATGTTGGGATCCCAAAAAAGGGAGAATAGTGTGTGTGACCCAACAGCACAGTCGTCAAATCTCTATCGTACTGTAAATAGTTAGAGAAGAGGCCACTCAGTTTGTGAATTGACGCGATTACTTCTTTAAGGCATGCTTTCAGATTATCTCCTTTTACCAGGGGCTGCATATCGCGATCATCATTCATTCCAATCAGATTGATTCCAAACACTGATTGATCAACGTTTGTAAGCTCTCCACCTTGTGAGTTTTTCCAGCTCATTCCAGCTCGGGTCACAAGCTTAATATTCTCCCGCGCCATTACTCGCACAGTATCTGCCTTCAAGGCCACTGTACTCCGGGGCGAGTTGACGTCTGTATTCCCCACAGTTCCGGCTGCCAGTCCGAAAACCGAGTCAACGTCGGACTTTTGTGAAAGGTACATGCGCGCAGCGTCGAGGGTAAAGTTGGGATCAACGTAATTGATATTTCCTTCGTCATCTTTTTTGCGCGCTTGGAAACCAATACGACCAGCAACAATATCGATTGCGGCGCAGTGACTATTTCTGGTTCCGCCGTAACCCGATATAATATTGTGGGGCCGGTCTAGACCAAGTACAATAAACGAGTTGCCATGGCTGATTACCTTCTCAACATTTGTGCTAATGTATTCGGGAACTTCCCAATCGTTACGAGTTCCTTCGCCGAAACCAAAGAACCTTGCCTTTCCCTCGTCATCGAGGGAATCATATAGGGAGCGTACACGGGGGGGAAGGTTGCCTATGTCGATTGCTTTATTTGTTTTTGCCATAATATGTTACCATGTATCCTTAACGCTCCGTCGCGTGATTAAGTTCTGCGGATGATTTGGGTCTGCATAGCCCGGGTTCACCGCGGCTGTCGTCGCGTTACCAATTACGTAATCGTCAGGCTGCCCGATGGCGTCCGGATAAAAAACAACGAAATACCAGTCCACCTCTTCCCAGTTGTCGCTAGCTCTCTTATTCTTTTTAAAATATTGCTCTACATATTCTAGTTGTTTGGCGGGGCCCATAGTTAACAATTTTTCCACGGTCGTGCCTAGACTGCTTGCTGTGCCAGGGTGCTCGGAAATGGCCTCCTCCGGCATAAACTGAATCAACCCAGTGGCCGACGTATCATGGTTGATGGCATAAGGGTCAAACGTGCCGCTCTCTTTCTTAAAAATCTTTTCGAGGGTCTTAACGTCGTCCATCTCCAGGTTGCGTGCCACCTCGTCAATTTTTGATTGGAATTTGCTTTTGAGTTTCTTCTGGTCGGCCAGAGACAAGATTGCATTGCGGGTCCAGGACGATGACTTCTTCGAGAATGGGCCAGGGAGATCTCCTCGGGCAGTATTCCATTTATCGGTAGTATCCTCAAAAATCTCTTGTCGAATCTCTTTGAGTCTCTTTGCTTCGGCCATCATGCGTTGCTGGTGGGGTTTTTCGCCCCAGCCGCCGTCGCCGTCACCAATGGTGGTCGGATGGCCGGCCATGAAGGCGTCCGCAAGCTCTTGGCCTCGCATATCAGAGACATTTTCAATAATAATATCGCGTTCCACGACCCGCACAATTGAGGGGCGGCGCAAGAGGGTAGGAGATTCATATTTCACCACAACGAGGGCACCCAAGGGAAGTTTCTCCATCGAAGCCATCGAAGAATATATATCAGGATAACTGCGCAAGACCGGATCATTTGCGCCGCGAGGAGCGGGTTGAGGATTTAGCTCAGGAATATAAACCTTATATGCAATATTATTATGGCGGCCGGCTTCTGCTTGCTGATCGCCGGTAGCGTCGGCGGGCTGCGTAGAGTTAGTCAGTAGAACATATTCTTGAAGCATCGATCCGGGGTTCTCATAGGTAGCATACTCAACTTCGCGGAAGGAGACGATAAAGCCCTGGTACTCAGACCGGGTGCCGATCGCATCCGGGGAATACGCCAAAGTGGCTGCTTGTTGAAGCATAGTAGAGGTGCTAGTTCGCCGGCGGTCGCCAGTTACCTGAGATTGATTCGAGTCTACGATCTCGTTCAGCATTCCCCAATTTAAATCTTGCAGTTTAAGGCCGCCCATTAACTTTCCTCCCGCGGGCTCTCATTTAAAAGATCAAAGAGCTGTTCCTTATCATACTCACTTAAAGCGGTATTGTTTGAAGTCTGTCTTTGTATCAACCCCGTCAGTTTCACCATCTGTTCGTTTGAGCGCTGCAAGTTTTCAACGTATTTTGCGGCGATGGGACCAAGTTCTTTTCTCGCTGCGTCTGATAGTTTCATATCATTTATAGCGTCCATCAACAATGATTTGGCCATAGCACGATCCTCACGAATATTGGTCGTGGTTTCTTCTATATATTCTTCTATAGTTAGATTTCGCCGCTTTCCCATTTGTCTTTAAAAGTCTTATACCGTTTTCGCAACTTATTCAAGTTATTAACAACCTGTTTGGTATTAAGACCCGTGATCTCCCTTAGATATAAATAAATAGCTTTTTTATTGAAAATTTCTATAGTATCCGCAGAGTCCATCAAAATTCGTACAGCCATGAGCACCTTTTTCTCATTTTCTTTAAGCATAAAGGAGTCCCACGTGTTTATTTCGGTGTCCAGGGAATTCCAAAACTCCATTTCTGAACGCTTCTGTAGATACGTGGGCTCGCGGGAGACAAGGTCGTGGTCTAGCTGATTGAGGAGGTCTTCAATAAAAACCTCGGTCTGGTTTCGTTTTTGGGTACGTTTGACTTTATGAATAAACCAGTTCTTGGTGACGACCGAGAAATACGAAAAAGCTTTTGATCCCTTACTTGGGTCGTATTTATTGAGAATGGTGGTCAACCATACTTTACAGTCATCTTTAAGATAGTCGATATTCGGCAATGACGTAAACCGATAAGTATAAATTATCTTATCAACCATTTGATCAAAAGCCGGCTGGATATATTCAATATACAGCTTGGAGCGGAGGTCCCGATCCTCTGTATTTGCATACTTTACAATTGCTTCTTCGTGAACCGATGTAAAATAATAATTCTTTTTAGACTTGCTGCGACGCTTCTTCTTCGGCGGCATTTAATTCTTCCTCCAACTCTTCGTCTAGTGAATATTGGAACGTGTCTCTGAATACTTCAATCTCTTCACTTACCTCTTGAATCCGCATAATTAATTCTTGGATCATCGGCTCACCGGTGTATGTATCCATACTATACAAGGACTTAATAAATACCTGAAATGCTTTAGTTGTAAGAAAGAGATCGGAAAGGTTCTCGGAAATAAACATAAACTTCCGAAGGAGGCGTGTAATATACCACCCCAGAAGACCATTTATCACTAGCGAAAGTGCTAAAATCCAATAAATAGACATTATCGATTATCCTTCAACTCTTTCTTTTGTTTGTGTAATTCAGTCCTAGCATCTTGTATAAATTCTTCCGTCGTCTCGCCGACGCGAGCCGGCCCTGATGGGCGCGGCGCCGTTGAAAAAGACGTCAAAGATTTAATTAATGATTCAGTCATCTTACACTTGGGACACTCCTGCGCCGTTTCATCAGAGAGATGAAAGATGGTGCTAGTTTTATCACAGGAGGTACAGCGATATAAATATCGTGGCACCCTAGCGCTTCTCTAGGGCGACTAATCTGTCGTTAATGTCGTTAAGGTGCTGTTCTAGTTCACGCGATTGTAAACGGAATGCATCTCGGAGAAGCTGATTAACAAGGTCGCGGACTGCTCCTTCGCCCATAGTTTGGGGCGCCGTTGGAGTCGTGGACGTCGTACGCTTTGTAGTTCTCTTTGTAGCCATTCTAATTTTCCTCCTCTTCTTCTGATAATTCAACGCTTTCTAGAGACACGATGGGTGGATTCGTCACAACCAGAACAGACTGTGTCGAGTCGTCTGGGTCCACCTGAAAGTTCATCTCTGTTAAGACGGGAACGATATCACTCTGTTCCATTAATGATTTCTGCAGTGCCATCATCAGAGCACCAACTGCTTGGTTTGATAGTTTCATTTTTTCTCCTTATTTGCGGAAACTGCGCGGCCTTTTAGCAGCTCCCAATCTTTCTCAGGGCGCACTTCAAGGTTTTTCGCCCAAACTCCGCTCATTACATGCGGATTAACTCCCACTAGTTTAGCAAAATATATTAAAGCATTTAAGTCTTTAGGAAAACATGATCCCCCAAAGCCGCTTCGGCCGTCGGGCCCGGGGGTGGAAAAGTGAGTAACACCAATACGTTTATCATAGAGCGCATATTCGACTACTTTATCATAGTCTACATCAACCTGGTCACAGATCTCTTTAAATTCGTTTGCAAAACTAACCTTTGTGGCCAAAAAACAGTTAGTAAAATATTTAACTGCTTCGGCGGTGTTGGACCCCGTTTTAACAATGGCAGCCTCTTGAAACACCTTGCGAAACATGTTTTTTACCAAAGTGGTGGCTGGTCGAGGACCACCAATAATAATGCGGTTTTGATTCTTAAAATCCTCAATAAAATTGGCTTCCGTTAAAAACTCGGGATTAAACACAATATCTATGTTTTTACACTCTTCATTGAGTCGCGACGTCGTTCCGGGAATTACAGTAGATTTGATAATCACAATATTCTGAAGATTAAGCTCATTGATACGGTAAACTGTGTCTTCCAAAATAGACAAGTCACAAGATCCATCAGGACGCATGGGGGTTGGCAGGCAGGTAAATACCATGGTTGTCTTCGAACAAAGCTCTTCCAGGCTTGTACAGGTTGATTTCTTGCTAACAAATTTATCATATGTTTCAAGATGATAGTGCTTTTTTAGGCCTTCGCGAATAGCAGTGCCTACAAAACCCTGACCAACAATTCCTATAGTTTCTTTAACTGACATCTGGGCCCCTCGTAAAGTTAAAGCACCGTCGAATTCCCTCAGTTATAGAAACTTCGGCGCGCCAGCCATGGGCGGCGAGAGGTTCTGTATTAGCACGTGTCGTGGCTACTTCCCCGGGGCGGGGGTCGACATAGTTAAATTCCACATCATGATACTCTTCGACAATAGCTTTCACCTGGTTGAGAGAGATATTATCGCCGGTTCCCACATCAAAAACCTTTCCATCGAATCTCTCGGTCTGCTCCATACAATGAATATTGGCAGCGACCACATCGTCGACGTATACCATATCGCGGCGCTGCTCGCCGTCGCCAGTGATAAAGGGGCACTCGTTCTCTAGAAGCGCCCTGCGCCAATTAGCAACAGCTGTTGCGTATGGCCCATCGGCTCGTTGATCCTCTGAGTATACATTAAAATAGCGTAAGCATACCGTATCCAAATCATAGACACCGGCATAGATCACACACTCCTTTTCAGTGATTAGCTTTTGGAGTGCGTAAGGGTTCGTGGGACCATCTCCATTCCCCATTACAGAGGAAGAAGAAGAATAAATAACCCTCTTAACTGATTTATTCTTGCGCGCAAAATTGAGAAGGACGGAGCCGGCCATGACATTGTTGTGCATGGTCTCTACTGGTTTTTCTAAACACAAGCCGATTCGAGGCCAGCAGGCCAAGTGAAAAATATATTCAGCCTCAAACTGAGTGTGGTGTGGATGAAACCCTCCGTCCTTGTCTTCTGCGAGACACTTAATTACATCATGGGAAATATCATCTGTTAGATCTACTCCCATTACTTCATGACCTTGGGATATCAGTTCCGCATAAAGGCGCGAGCCAATATATCCTTTGTGTCCTGTTACTAAACATTTAGCCATTTTATTCCCTTTCTATTTCTTCTTAATAATACAAATATTTTTTAATCGCGAACCATCGTCAGCAATTTTCCACCCAGCGATATTCTCTACCAGGTAGGCACACTCGGCCGGCTCCTATCTCTAATAAGCTTATGGGCTTCTCTTTTATTTCCTCAAATAGGGGGCCATAAATACGCTCGGTAAAAGTGTGAGTTGTCGCTTTGTCGGTACCATATTTGCGCCCTAATTTGGTTAACTCATGCATTTTCTACCTGCTCTGCAATCCAAGCATATGTCT